CATCAAAGTTAGAATGGATTGATTGATAAATGGCTCAGTGGAATATAACTACTCAAGATTATTTAAATCAGGAAAGATCTTTATTTGAAGTCGTAGGTGTTGCATCAAGTGATGGACAAATAATTAGTCCACAAAATCCGTTTCCAGTTACTGGAACTGTAGGTATTTCATCGGAAACTGTTGTAACTATCAATCCAGACACAAATGCTGTTGATGCATTTGGTAGGGCAAGAGTTTCCGAATTGTTTACTCTTGGTGACTATAAACATCTTTATGCTATTGACCCAAACTTTTTGGATAGTGTTTCTGGTGCAGGTTCAACAGTAACATTTTTAGAAAACCAAGCGTGTGCAAGACTCCAAACTGGTATTGGAACAACTGCATTTAGTGTCCACCAAACAAAGTTTTATCATCACTATCAACCAGGAAAAGGACAATTAATTTTTAGTTCTTTTAATTTTTATGCACCTCAACAAAATGCAACTAAAAGAACTGGATATTTTGATGATAGAGATGGAATTTATTTTGAGCAAGTTGGACTTAGTACTTCTAATGGAATAAATCCTGGTATTGGAACAAATAATTGGGTAATCAGAACTTTTACTAGTGGAATTGCAACAGAAACTAGAATTCCACAGTCTCAATGGAATAAAGATAGATGTGATGGAACGGGAACTTCTGGATTTAATTTAGATATTACAAAAACTCAACTTACATTTATAGATTTCCAGTGGTTAGGTGTTGGTAGAGTTCGTTGTGGGTTTGCTCATAATGGACAACTTATCACAGCACATGAATTTTTCCATTCTAACAATCTAGCAACTGTTTATATTGCCAATCCAAATCTACCAGTTCGTTGTGAGATTAGAAACACTGGTGTTGGTATTGGAGCATCATTTGATCAAATCTGTTCTTCTGTAATGTCTGAGGGTGGATATGTGGAAAGTGGTATTGACTTTGCCGTTACAATGACCACATCAAGAACAACTCCAACACCAGCAGGAACTGAACTTCCATTGATTGCAATTCGTCTCAAAAATACGTTCCAAGGATATCCAAATAAAATATCAGTAAGATTAAATAACCTCTCAATACATTGCGAAACAAACAGTATCATTTATCGAGTTGTAAAACTTCCAAGTTCTGCTTATTTGAGCAATGCTGGAACTTTAACTTGGACTTCTGCCTCTGCCAATAGTGGAGTTGAATATTGTGTGGATGCTACAACTTATAGTGATGGCGATGAGTTTGCATCGGGATATGTTCCTTCCGGTGCGTCTCAAAACTCACTTTCGCCAGTTGCTTCTGGAACATTAAGTGCTGCAAAGAAAAATATTATTGTTCAAAATATAGACTCAACAAACTCTGAAATCTATGTGCTTGTTGTAAGAACTATTACAACCACAGGTAATGCTGTTGCAAACGTTGCTGCTGCTCTTCAGTGGAGAGAGATTTATTAATTTAATAAATAACTAAAAGTGTACTATAAAAAAATAATGGCTCATAGACCAGTTGGAGCTGGAGCATCGTTTGCATTTACTGCAGGAGCTGCATCCACATCATCCACATTTTCAGTTCAATCAAGTGTTTTGAGAGTTGTCGCTGTTGGTGGCGGTGCTCATATTGCAGTAGGTTCAACTCCTTCAGCGACTAATGCCGATTATTATGTTCCTGTAGGTGGAACAGCAACTCTTGCTCTTACTAAAGCATCTAATCGTGTAGTTGGAGTGACAACAGGAACTACTACAATTGTAACAGTTCCAGAAGGAACTCAAGTTCCATTTGGTGTTGGTGATTATGTCACATTAACCGCAACCGGTCAATCATATTATGATTTTACACATAAAGAAGTTTTGTCAGTGAACACCACACAAGGTGTTAATGGATATTATCATACAAGAATGACGGTGGCACATAATTCAAGTGGCATTTTAACTGCATTTGGACCATCAGATGCATCAATAATAGCATCAAATAAAGTTTCTGCCTATGGTGCAGGTGCAGGAACTCTCTATTACCAACAAGTACAAATTACGGGAGACGCCTGATGAAACTTATTACCGAAGAAATAGAATCAGTAGAAGTTATTACCGAAGAGAAAGACGGCAAAAAAACTCTTTATATTCAAGGACCTTTCCTTCAAACTGAAGTTGTAAACAGGAATGGTAGAATGTATCGTATGCCTGTAATGGAACGTGAAGTGAAGCGTTATACTGAACAGTATGTAAACAAAGGTCGTGCTTTAGGTGAACTTGGGCATCCAGATGGACCAACGGTTAATCTGGATCGTGTTTCTCATAAGATTGTTTCTCTTCATAAAGAAGGAAATAATTTCATCGGTAAAGCACAAATTCTTTCTACACCAATGGGGAAAATTGCAGAGTCACTTCTTAAAGAAGGTGTTACTCTTGGCGTTTCTTCTCGTGGTATTGGATCAGTAAGACCAACTAAAGAAGGATATACTGAAGTTGGTGAAGACTTTATGCTTGCAACCGCTGCTGACATTGTTGCTGATCCATCTGCACCCGATGCATTTGTTCAAGGAATTATGGAAGGTGTTGAATGGATATGGAATAATGGAGTTCTAGAGCAAAAAGTTGCTAACTTTGAGAAAAAAATCAATACATATGTAGATCAAGGTATTTTAGAGCAATATAAACTGAGTTTATTCAATGAGTTTTTAAACTCATTGTAATTTATTAAATTATAAATAAATATAGTTTATAACGTAAGGTTAAACGGAGAGTTCAAATGTCTCGTGGAGATTTACAAGAAATGGAAGTAGGCACAAAGCAATCCAGAACCGCTGTTAATGCTAATGCAAAAGCAGCGGATGCAATGCCACATCTTTCTGGTGCAACGCCAGGACAAACTGGAGAATGGGAAGATCTTGGTGGACCAGATCCTTCCAACTATCGTCCAGACGATGATTCTGCAAAACTTAAGACACCTGGTGCAACTCTTAAGCAAGTCAAAGATGTTGTCAATAAGGGTGCTTCATCTGCCGATCCTATGAAAGGTGTAAAAGAAGAAGAAGAACTTGATGATGAGGATCTCATCGATGAAGAAATTGATGAAGACGAAGTAGTTGCCGAAGCCAAGGAAGAAGAGGAAGAAGAAGAGGAAGAAGAAGAGGAAGAAGAGGGCGGTAAGAAAAAGGGTAAGAAAGAAGAAGAGGAAGAGGAAGAAGAAGAGGAAATGGAAGAGGAGTTTAGCATCGAAGAAGATGTTAATGCTCTTCTTGAAGGTGAAGAACTCTCTGAAGAGTTCCAAGAAAAAGCACGTATTATTTTTGAAGCAGCTCTTGTTTCAAAAGTTGCTCAAATCAAAGAAAATCTTGAGGAGCAATATGCAATTGCACTTGCAGAGGAAGTTGAGGAGATTAAATCTGAACTTTCTGAGCGTGTAGATGCATACCTTGAGTATGTTTCTGACGAGTGGATGCAAGAAAATGCACTCGCAATTGAAAACGGTCTTAAGACCGAAATGACCGAATCATTCCTTCAAGGAATGAAGGGTCTTTTTGAAGATCATTATGTAACAATCCCTGAAGATAAATATGATGTGCTTGAGAGCATGGTAGAAAAACTTGATGAAATGGAGACAAAACTCAACGAGCAGATTGAGAGAAACGTTTCCCTTCACAAACGTCTCGCAGAGTCGGTTGCGGATGGAATCTTTGAACAGGTCACTGATGGTCTTGCAGACACTCAGAAAGACAAGCTCGCTTCACTTGCCGAAAGTGTTGAGTTTGAAAGTGAAGAAAAATATCGTGAAAAACTGGAGACTTTGAGGGAATCATATTTTCCTTCAAGAGTAATTTCTCCATCAGCTAAAACTGAAACTCTGTCTGAAGGTGTAGATTCATCTACAGAATCTATTTCTGGACCGATGGCTGCTTATCTGAAGACTCTTTCATCATTTAGCAAATAATTGAATTTAATATAATTCAAACAAAAAACGCACTTTAGTAAAAAGGTAAAAGCAAATGTTCCATTCCGAGCATCTGCAGGAAAAGTGGGCACCTCTACTAGACTATCAGGGTCTTGACCCTATCAAAGATTCTCATCGTAGATCTGTCACCGCCGTCCTGCTCGAAAACCAAGAAAGATTTTTAAAGGAAGAATCTGCATTTAATTCAGGTGGTATCACCAACCTGATGGAATCACCAACTAACAGCGGTAATGCTGCTGGTTTCGGTGGTGGATTTGGTGGTGGTGCTGCTGCCGCTGGTCCTACTGCAGGTTTCGATCCAGTTCTTATTTCACTTATCCGTCGTTCGATGCCTAACCTGGTCGCTTATGACCTGGCTGGTGTTCAACCAATGAGCGGTCCTACAGGACTTATCTTTGCAATGCGCTCAAGGTATAACAGCCAGAGCGGCACAGAAACTTTCTATAATGAAGTAGATTCAGCATTCTCTGGACAAGATTCTGGATTTAATATTGCTGGATTTGGCAGCACTGCTGCTGGTATTGGTACTACTGCACAGCAGGGTAGCAACCCTGCAATTCTTAATGCTGCTTCAGTTGCTCCTACCGATTATAACGTCGGTCAGGGTATGCCAACTGGCGATGCAGAGAATCTTGGTGCTGGTGATGGCGATCAGTTCAACCAGATGGCATTCTCGATCGAGAAAGTCACTGTTACTGCAAAGTCACGCGCTCTGAAAGCTGAGTATTCACTAGAACTCGCTCAAGATCTCAAGGCAATCCACGGTCTGAACGCTGAAGCGGAATTAGCAAACATTCTCTCAACTGAGATTCTTGCTGAAATCAACCGCGAAGTTATTAGAACCATCTATATGGTTGCTGAAAAAGGTGCTTCTCAAAACGTTGCTACCGCTGGTGTATTTGACCTTGATGTTGACTCAAACGGTCGTTGGTCTGTTGAGAAGTTCAAGGGTCTTCTGTTCCAGATCGAGCGTGATGCTAATGCTATCGCTCAGAGAACTCGTCGTGGAAAGGGCAACATCATCATGTGCTCTGCTGACGTTGCTTCAGCACTGACCATGGCTGGTGTTCTCGATTACACCCCAGCACTCAATGCTAATCTGAACGTTGACGATACTGGCAATACTTTTGCTGGTGTTCTCCAAGGTAAGTATCGTGTATACATTGACCCATATTCTGCTAACCTGACTTCAGCTAACGCAACTCCAGGTAACCAGTACTATGTTGTTGGTTATAAGGGTTCTTCGCCTTATGACGCTGGACTATTCTATTGTCCTTATGTTCCTCTCCAAATGGTACGTGCCGTTGGTGAGAACAGCTTCCAACCTAAGATTGGCTTTAAGACCCGTTACGGTCTCGTTGCAAACCCATTTGCAGAGGGAACAAATCAGGGTCTTGGAAGACTACAGACCAATTCTAACCGCTACTACAGAAGAGTTGCTGTTAAGAACCTTATGTGATTCTTTCACATATTTTTCAAAAGGACCCTTAAGGGTCCTTTTTTTTATCTAAATATTTAAAAAAAGATGGCAAGAGGAACAGACATAGAAAATAGAAATTTTCTATCTCCAACAGGATTTAAATTTGTGCTCAAAAGATCACCAAAAGTTGCATTTTTTTGCAATGAAATCAATATTCCAGATTTAACTCTTGGAATTTCAAATCAACCAACAAGACTTGGTAGAAATATTCCACAACCAGGAAACACAGTTGAGTTTGGGGATTTAAATTTAAGATTTATTGTTGATGAAGATTTGGGAAATTATATGGAAATACAAAAATGGATAAGGGGTCTTGGTTATCCGGAGAGTTTAAAAGAATTTCATGATCTAGAAGATAGTCGTATTGTTAATACAAATTATGTAAATAACCAGCAGGACATTTATTCAGACGGAACTCTTCAGGTTTTAAACAGCAGCATGATATCAAATTTCCAAGTATTTTTTAGAGATTTATTTCCATATTCCCTAGGAACTTTAACATTTGATGCTACATTGGCAGATATTCAATACTTTACAGCAGATGTTAGTTTCAAGTATACTATTTACAATATAACCGACTTAAGTGGAAATCCATTATGAGTTTTGATTTGGATACAATTCAAAGAATGTGGGAAAAAGACTCCAAAATTGATATGGATAATCTCCATATTGAGTCTACAAATATTCCTATTCTTCATGCAAAATATTTTGATTTATATAACACAATTTTTCTTTTAAGAAAAAAAGCAGAGCAGAAAAAAAGAAATATTAGACACGAACGATATGAATATTATTCAGGAAAGGCAGATCCCGATATTTATATTGAAAACCCCTTTCCAAAAAAGATTCGTGATAAAGATACTATGCAAAAGTATCTTGATTCAGATGAAAAACTTTCAACAGTATGTTTAAAAATAGATTACTATGACACAATGCTCACATATATTGAAAGTATTTTGAAAATGATTCAGAATAGAACTTATCAAATTAAAAATGCAATTGAGTTCATTCGTTTTCAGTCTGGATTGGGTTAAATAAATACTCATAGCAATATTAATGCTATGAGTGACGTAATTATCGAGAAAAAAAATGAAGTTTATATTAAACTTCACTGCGAATCTTATATTTTATACGAACTTCAACCATATTTTACTTTTGAAGTTGAATCTGCAAAATTCATGTCCCAGTATAGAAGTAGGCACTGGGACGGAAAGATTCGCTTATTAAGTACTCATACTGGAGAAATTTATGCGGGTTTATTGGATAAAATTATCGATAAACTAACTCTCCACAATTATACATATGAGTTCAAAGAAAATAAATTCTATGGATTGCCATTTGAAGTAAATGAAGGCATCTCGTATGAAGGTGTCAAAGATTATATGTCTTCCATTTGCTCCCATTCTCCACGAAAGTATCAAGTAGAGGGGGTGTATGATGCTTTAAGGTATAATAGAAAATTATTAATATCCCCCACAGCATCAGGCAAATCCTTAATGATATACTCCCTTGTAAGGTATTATGTAGATAAAGGGGAAAAAATTCTTTTAGTCGTTCCAACTACATCTCTAGTGGAACAGATGTATAAGGATTTTGAAGATTATGGTTGGGATGCTGAATCATATTGTCACAAGATTTATTCTGGAAGAGAGAAAACAAATGAACATTCGGTAACTATTACTACATGGCAATCAATCTATAAATTAGAACGTTCTTTTTTTGAAGATTATGGTGTAATTATAGGTGATGAGGCTCATCTGTTCAAGAGCAAATCTCTAATTGAAATTATGACCAAACTTCATCATGCAAAATATAGATTTGGATTTACTGGAACTTTAGATGGAACTCAGACTCATAAATGGGTTTTAGAAGGTTTATTTGGACCATCCTATAAAGTAACAAGAACCTATGACCTAATGCAACAGGGTCATATTTCTCAATTAGATATTCGTTGTCTCATTCTTAAACATTTCCCACAAAAATTTGAAACTTATGAAGATGAAATTCAATATTTAATTTCGCATGATCAAAGAAATAAATTTATCAGCAATCTTTCATTAGATTTGAAAGGCAATACTCTTGTTCTGTTTTCAAGAGTAGAAGCACATGGAGCAATACTCTACGAAAAGATAAATACAAATAAGCAAGATGATCGTAAAGTATTTTTTATTCATGGTGGTGTGGACACCGAAGAAAGAGAATTGGTGAGAGAAATCACTGAAAGAGAAAATAATGCAATCATTGTTGCCTCTTACGGAACTTTTTCAACTGGTATCAATATTAAAAATCTACATAATGTCATCTTTGCTTCACCCAGCAAGTCAAGAGTCAGAAATCTTCAATCAATTGGAAGAGTTTTGAGAAAAGGAAAAAATAAAACAAAGGCAGTACTTTATGATATTTCTGATGATTGTACTCATAACTCAAGAAAAAATTACACGTTAAATCATTTAATAGAAAGAATTAAAATTTATAATGAAGAAAATTTTAGGTATGAAATAATCACAATACAACTCAAGAAAAAATGATAGAAGATGATTTTTACTGTACCATTAAGTTAAAGACAGGTGAAGAAATATTTGCCAAGGTAGCTGCATCTGAAGAAGAATATAAAACTATATTAATTGTTTCAAACCCAATAATAATTAATGAAATTAAGGGTAGAAATGGGACGGTTGGATATAAAATAGAACCTTGGCTAAAAACAACTAAAGAAGATCTGTTTATTTTAAATTTAGACGATGTTATTACCATGTCAGAATCTTCGGACATTGAAATGATTATGATGTACCAAACGTTTGTTCGTCAATCTAGTAAATTTACTACAAATCAACCTAAACTCAATCGTAGAATGGGTTATATATCCAATGTAAATGATGCTAAAGAGATACTAGAAAAGATCTTTAAGAGTAGCTAATATTGATCTTATCAACCCCGACAAAGGTTATTGTACAGGGTTTTGAGATGCTTGTCAACTATTTACGGAAGTGTTATAATATCTACATAATAATGATAAAAACTTATGATAACCACAGCAGTTATGACCAAAAGAAAAAGGTCAGATCACTATGTAAACAATAAAGAGTTTCTCGCTGCTCTAATTAAGTATCGCGAAGATGTAGAAATAACCTTCATTCAAAAATATGGTAGGGAACCTACGAAAGATGATAGGGCAACTAAATGGGACACAAAACCTTCCATTCCACGATATATTGGTGAATGTTTTTTGAAGATTGCTAATCATTTATCATTCAAACCAAACTTTGTCAACTACATGTTCAAAGAGGATATGATTTCTGATGGTATTGAGAATTGTGTACAGTATATTCATAATTTCAATCCAGAGAAGTCACAAAATCCTTTTGCTTATTTCACTCAAATTATTCACTTCGCTTTTCTTCGTCGTATTCAAAGAGAAAAGCGTCAGATGGAAATCAAAAACAAAATTCTTGAGCGTTCTGGATTCAGTGAGGTCTTTGACGACAACAGCCTTGACGGAAGTAACTACAGCGACTATAATAGCATTAAAGATAATGTTCACGCGAAACTACGTTACTGATGCGTATTGCACCATAGTGTATAAATAAAGTAACATTATGGTGCTTTATGTCTAATCAATATCCAAAGGTTTCTCAAGAAAATAGAGCAAAAGCAAAAGAAAGGGGAGAAAAAATTTACCTATCTGGAACACCTTGTAAAAAATGTGGAACATATGAAAAATATGTTTCTACTTATGGGTGTGTAAAATGTGTAAGGGAGGAGGGTATTAAAAAACTCAATAATAAGGAATTAATGTCACCTTATCGAACAAAAGAAAAGATAAACAATAAGACATACAAATATAGGACTAAAAAATTCGGTGAATTATCGGATTTAACAAATGAAGAATATCAGCGCATATTGACGATTTACAGAGAGTGTGCTAAAATTTCAGAAGAAACTGGTGTTTTGCATCATGTTGACCATATTCACCCGATTTCAAAAGGAGGAAAACATCATCCTGATAATTTACAAATTTTGACTGCTACTGAAAATATTCGTAAAGGAAACAAGTTATTGTGAAAGCAGCCTTAATAAATGATACACATTTCGGCGCGAGGAAAGGTTCAAAACTATTTCATGACTACTTTGAGCTCTTTTATAAGAATGTGTTCTTCCCGACGCTGGAACAGTACGGGATTACAACAGTTATTCATATGGGAGATGCTTTTGATAGTCGTAAATCAATTGATTATCAAAGTTTAGAGTGGGCAAAGAGAGTTGTATTTGATCCTCTTTCTAAGTATGAGGTTCATATGATTGTTGGTAATCATGATTCTTATTATAAGAATACAAATAATACTAACTCACCACAACTTCTCCTTAAGGATTATCCGAATGTAAAAACATATTCATCTCCAACTGAGATTAAAGTAGAAAATCTTGATATTCTACTTCTTCCTTGGATTTGTGTGGATAATCAAGAACAGTCTTTGAAAATGATCAAAAAAACTAAAGCAAAAGTTGCTATGGGTCATTTGGAACTTCAAGGATTCCGTGTAAATCGTTCTTTGATTATGGAACATGGACTGGAAGCAGATATTTTTAAAAACTTCAAAAAGGTATTTTCTGGTCATTACCACACTCGTTCTAATAATGGAACTGTATTCTATACGGGAAATCCTTATGAGATTTATTGGACAGATGTAGGTGATACTCGTGGGTTTACTATCTTTGATACTGAAACTCTAGAGCACGAACCAATCAATAATCCCTACAAAATGTTTCACAACATTTATTATGAGGATACTAACTATCAAACTTTTGATGCACGAGATTATGAAAATAAAATCGTAAAAGTAATTGTTCGTAAAAAGACAGATACTAAAAAGTTTGAAAAGTTTATTGATAAACTTTATGCTTCTAATATTTCTGAACTCAAAATAGTAGAAAACTTTGAGATTCAAGAATCTACTGAGTTCGAAGCGTTTGAATCTGAAGATACACTCTCAATCTTGAATAGATATATTGAGGAGTCAGAAGTAAATCTTGATAAATCTGTTGTTCAAAAAATACTTCAAGAAGTTTATCAAGAAGCATGTGAATTAGTTTAATGTTTATTTTAACTATCAATGGTCGGGAAAAAGAAGGTGCATATTCTGTGATGAACGATGAAGGTGAACATATCCTTTATTTGTTTCGAGAAGAAGATGATGCGACCCGATATGCTATGATGCTAGAAGAAGATGGATATCCAGAAATGCATGTGATTGAGATTGAAGATGAAGTTATGATAAAGACTTGCGAACTTCATGATTATCAGTATACTGTAATTACTCCAGATGATATTGTCATTCCTCCAAGTAATGTGACTCATGATTTTATTTAATTTTTTATTGTGTGAATGATTTGTACTAAATAAATATAATTGCATTTAAATTAAATGTTTTATACTTATGCATATTTAAGAGAAGATAAAACTCCATATTATATTGGTAAAGGTTCTGGAAAAAGGGTTTTTGTACCACATAAGGGTAGAAATGGGAAAATCGTAATATCAGTACCTTCAGAGGAAAGAATATTAATATTAAAAGAAAATCTCACAGAAGAAGAAGCATTTAAACATGAAGTTTATATGATTAATATTCTTGGTAGGAAGGATAACAACACTGGAATATTGAGAAATCAATCAAATGGCGGCGAAGGAAGTTCTGGTCATGTTAAAAGTGAAGAATGGAAAAAAATGCAAAGTGATAGAATGAAAAAAAATAATCCTATGCATAATCCAGAATGTTTGGAAAAGATGAGAAAAAAACAAACTGGAAAAAAACAAAGCGATGAAACTATATCAAAAAGAGCTAGTAAAACAAAAGGTAGAAAGCAAAGCGATGAGGAGAGAAAAAAAAGAAGTGAAGTAAGAAAAGGAATAAAATTTAGTGAAGAGCATTTGGAAAACTTAAGAAAGGCACAGCAAAGAAGATGGACAAAAAACTGAATATTTGATATGATAATCTTACAATTAAATTTTGCATCGTGATTATTTTTGAAACTATATCTTGGCGAAATTTTTTAAGCACAGGACAGCAACCAACGACAATAAATTTCAATAAAAATAAAACCACATTAATTATTGGTTCTAATGGTGCAGGCAAAAGTACTGTGTTGGATGCTTTATGTTTTTCATTATATAATAAACCATTTAGAAAAATTAATCGGCCGCAATTAATCAATTCTGTTAATGATAGAGATGTATTTGTTGAGGTTAATTTTAGTATAGGTAAAACTAAATGGAAAATTGAGAGAGGAATTAAACCAAATATTTTTAAGATATATTGTGATGGTAGAGAACTTGACCAAAAAGCATCTGCAATTGACCAGCAGAAATGGTTGGAGCAGAACGTCCTCAAAATGGATTTTCGTAGTTTTACTCAAGTAGTTATCTTGGGTTCCAGTACTTTTGTTCCTTTTATGCAACTTTCTGCTGCACATCGTAGAGAAGTGATTGAGGACTTGCTTGACATTAAAATCTTCTCTTCTATGAATACTGTAATTAAAGAAAAGATTCGTGCAATTAAGGAAGAAATCAAAACTCTTGAACTGAAGAAAGAATCTCTTAACGATAAAGTTAAGATGCAAAAAGAATTTATTGAAGAACTTGAAAATCGCGGAAAAGATAATATAAGTAATAATAATCGGAAAATTTCCGATTTAATGACTGAAATTGAACTTCATATGAAGGAAAATTCAGTCATTGAGGAGAGGGTATTTGAGTTTACAAAAGAACAGGAATATGTGACCGGTGCTTCCGATAAACTTCGTAAACTTGGAAACTTAAAGGGTAAGATCTCCCAGA